CGATAAGGCCACCAAACTCGTTCAGAAGACCGCCAAGGCCAAGATTGGCGAGTACCAGCCCCAAGCCGGACCATTCGCGGCGTGGGATCCCCTCAGCCCCGCAACGCTCTACGGCTTCATGCACCCGGCTGGGTTCTATATCCCCGGCAAGGTCCAATTGGGTTATGCGCCACCCGACAATCCGCTGCTTCGTACTGGCGAGATGCGCGCCACGATTGAGCGCAAGTTCGACAACCGTGAAGGCCACGTCGGCTCTGACGATCAAGTGATGGTGTGGCAGGAACTTGGAACGCGGTTTATGCCGCCCCGCTCTGTTCTGGGCGGTGCTGCGGTTGAAACCAGCGATAGGGTTGCTGTGATTATCGGCGATGAAATAGCGGTGTCCCTTGGCGCCGAAAGCGTCCTCGGTAGTTCTCGAATTGCCATCGCGTGAGGTACTGAGTAGTGGAAAATTATCGCATCGGCGTCGGAATTTACCTAACGAACCGGGTCTCCGGTGCGCTGGGCATGATCGCCGGTCACTTCGCCAAGACGGAAAAAGAGGCCGCGAAGCTTCGCAAGACGCTTCAGGAAATCAAGCTTCTTGGCCTGTCCGGCCTACTGATCGGCGGAGCGGGTTTTGCTGGGCTATACGCCATGAGCAAAATGGTGAACCATGCTAAGGAGTATGCGCACCAGCTCAACATTATGAAAATGGCTGGCCTCTCCAATTTGGAGATGGCAGAGGCCACGGCGGCGGCGTGGAAAAACACGAAAGATGTCGTGATCTCGACGGCAACCGGAAATCTCAGCATATTGATGGACATGCGCAATGTGTTGAGCGGCGGCATGAAAGAAGCGCTGCCGATGCTCCCTATTGTGTCGAAGATCGCGGCAGTCATGGCGGCGTCGGGTGAGACCAAAATATCGTCCAACGCTCAAGGCATCGCTTTCGACGTGACCAAAGCAATGGACATCATGGGCCTCAACACTTTCGCGCAGATGCAGCATGGCGCGGAAATGATGACCAAGGTCGTGACCGCATTCCAGAACCGTATTTCGCCATCGGCGATTGGCCAGACCTTGTATTACGCTCGGCAGGCCAGATACAGCCCGGATGATTCGTTCACCTATGGTGTTGTCCCAACCATGATGCTGGAACGGGTCGGTGGCGGCGGGGCGTCTGGCAGCAAGGGTATCGGTCCCCAGTTGGCTGCGGTCAATCGCGTAGCTGTCATGGGCATCATGAACAAGAAGACGCAGGCGTGGTTCCATGATCTTGGTCTTTTGCACGGAAAGTCAGTCCGTACCACGACTACAGGAACGATCACGGCCGGCCTAGACCACAAACAGGCTTGGCAGAATAACCAATTCTTTGCGACGTGGCGTGACTTGGTGCCCGCAATGGGGAAAAAGTTTGGCGAGGCGATCCTTAAAGACCCTGCCAAACTGCGAATGGCGATTACTGGCAGCAGTATGCAGCAGACCGCCATGTCACAGCTTATGGAATACGTGACAAAGCCGGGCAACTTCCTTCGCGACATGTCGAATGTCGGCGTCATGCCAGCGCTCAAAGACTTGCCGCCGCTGCTTCAGGCTATCGCACAGAAGATGGGATTGCGTTCCGGCGGCGGAGCAATGGGGTATGAACAAGCCTATAAAATGGCCCTTTCAAACGACCCGCAAACGCAATTGTTGGGGCTTCAGTCTCAATGGAATAATCTGCTCACAGACATGGGTTTCCACCTCATGCCAACTCTGCTACCAATGCTTAAAGATTTCGTAAGTTGGCTTTCCGACTTAGTCCAATGGATGCGGCAACACCCATCCATTGCGAAGGCTCTTATGTGGTCATTTTTTGGCCTCTCTGCCTCTATGATGTTTGGTGGCGTGGTGATGGGGCTAACCGCTGCATTTAAGGCATTAAGCCTTGTCCTTATCGGAAACGCTGGGGGTGGAATTGTTGCGGCGACATGGGCAGCGCGCGGAGGGCTACTTGGTCTTTTGGCGCCATTAGCGGCCGTCGCAGCAATTGTGGCTGTGTTTCAGCCAGGGAGGATTGGTTATGATCCGAAAGACCCTAAGAATATGAAGGAACAGCTTGATATTCGTGGTGGCGATCCGCAAGGGCACCCCAAGGGGCCGCTCTGGTATTTCTTCCATGACATGTTTTACGGCAAGGGCGTCGGCTCTCCTGCGACGAACACTCCGGGATGGACAACAAACACCGGAAAATATTTCAATCAGTCATCGCAAACACAGTCCCCAGACGCGCTTGCCGACGCGATCAAAAAGGCACTGAACGGTATGACGGTCACCATGGACGGTCGCAAGGTGGGTTCCGTCGTTGCTGGTGGCATGGCAAAAAATGGCGGCAGCGTTTCGTTTGCGCCGTCCGGCTTTAACCCCGCACTCTCACCGGTGTTGCCATAATGGCTGTCTTTGGACCAGACTTTGTCGTCAAGATCGGGGATGTGGAACTCTCCAACCTGGAGATTCCGGCCACCATCAATTTCGGCGGCAAGCAGAAGATCGGCAAGCACCAGTTGCCGGGTGGCGCCCGCATTCTCGACGCCATGACGCAGGACGACGACGACATTACGTGGGAGGGCATGTTCACCGGCCCCGATGCGTTCGCCCGCGCGCGTCAATTGGACGGCTACCGCAAGACTGGCGAACAGGTCACGCTAAGCTATCACACGCTGAGCTACACCGCGATTGTTGCTGAGTTCGTCGGCAATTTCGAGCGCTATTATCAGGTTCCGTACCGCATCGTTTTGATGGTGGTGGAAGATTTGTCTCTGCCGCCCGCGTTGTCGCCGGGCAACAGCGTCTTTGACCTCCTCAATTCCGATTTGGCGCAGACCCTGGAAACGGCGCTGGCGCTCGGCATGGGCATTTCTTCTGCTATCCCAGGCCCCGTAGCGTCGTCGGTTGGCGTCAATCCGCAAACGCCCGGCATAACAGCGCCCGTCCTCACCTATGGCATGTCGCTTGACGACCTGGCCGCTGCGCTGACCGTGGTTCGCGAGGACACCGACGCCATTGTGACGCCAAGCGGCGTTACTGTCGCCAGCGTGGCGCAACTTGTGGCCGCGTTACAGGTGGCGCAGAACCAATGCGCCGCGCTCATGGCGGAATCCGAAACGGTTTTGGGCGTGGCCACCGTGCCGGGCGGCGTCACGGCAGGCAGTCCTGACCCGGCGGCGTTTCTGTCGTACCTCGCAACATGTGACCAAGCCGTTCAGATCAACCAGCAAGACGATTACCTGACCCGCATGAACCGAAACACCTCTTCGGGAGCGCTGTGATGGCCGCAACACAACAGGGCGCACCTCTCAAGACGGTCACGGTGGCGGGCGGCAACCTTTTTTCGATTGCGCTTCAGGTTCTTGGCGACGCGACGCAATGGAACCGGATCGCGCAACAGAACGGCATGACAGATCCGTGGTTTACCGGCGTGGTCACACTGGCCATTCCGCCCACCAATTCAGCGGCGGGGGGTGGGATTTATGGCAGTTAACAATCCGTCGCCGCAATCGCAAGTCCGTTTTCCCTACGCCCGCGTTTTGCTGAACGGCAAGCCGGTGCAGAACTGGGAAACCGCGATGGTGACCAAGAACGCGCACTACGTTTCCGATAATTGGTCGGTCGAACTCCCGATGAATGGCTTGGTCGCGCCCTTCGACGCCGCCTATTTCGGAACGCAAACCGACTTGCAGATGGAAATCCAGGCCGGGTTCAAGAATGCGGATGGCACGCTCGGGTCGCCGACTTCGCTGATCATCGGTGTAGTCGATGAAATTGACGAAGATTTCCTGCGTGAAGACGGCAGTCAGATGATCGTGATGCGCGGGCGAGATTACACCGGCGCCTTGATCGATTCCATCGTCACGTTCACGTACAAAAACATGACCTCAAGCCAAGTCGCGGCCAAGATCGCCGCAAACCATCCCGAACTGAAACCGAAGATCACGGCGACACACAAGAAGGTCGGTTCGTATTTCAACAACGAAACGAACCTGGAAAGCCGGAAGATTTCGGAATGGGATTTGCTGACGCAACTGGCACAGGACGAAGGTTTTGTCATCCTGATCCGTGGCACTCAGCTTTACTTTGGACAGCCGGAAAAGCCAAACGAGACGAACCCGTACATCTTCAAATATGTGCCGCGCGATGCTGGGCAAGTGCTCCAATCGAACGTGTTGACCCTGAAATGCACGCGCGCCCTAACCGTCGCGCGGGACGTGAAAGTCGTGGTGCAAAGCTTCAGCCGCGCCACAGGAAAGAAGGCAAAGGCAGAGGCCAGCGCCCTCAACCCGCTTCGCAACAACAGAACCGGCAACAAGGCGGGGACACAGATTTATTCGTATAACATTCCGAACAAGACGCACGCCCAATGCCAAGATTTGGCAACTGCCTATCTCAAGCAGATCACAAAGCGGGAACGCGTCATCGAAATTTCCGCTCCCGGCGATCCGCTGCTCACTGACGATACTGTTATGAGCCTGACGGGGACAAATACGGCGTGGGACCAGTTTTATTTTGCAGACAGGATCGAGCACGAACTGAACGCCAACAGCGGATGGCTTATGCGGGTCAGGGCCAAGAACCATTCCACCAGTTCAACGCTTCCGACGTGAAAGACGTGCTTTGTCCGCTTTTTTCAACTTCTCTTTTTTCATCATAGCTTCGGCACCGCGGACTGCTTTGGCAATAACGTCCGCCCTTAAAAGCTGTGGTGGTATAACGGTAGTCACCGCCTGTGGTTTGGTCTTGCCGTGCTTTGCTTTAAGCGCACGATAGCGCTTTTCCCAGCGTGCTGCCGACAATTTGGCGCGCAGAATGATCGCCAGCAATTTCTTGTACGCCTTGATGTAGTGCAGTTTCTTGTCGCCGATGCGAGATGCGTTATAGATCACATCAACAAACTCTTCGTCTGTTTGTCTCTTGGCCTTTGGCGCAACTGGTGCTTTTGGTTTGGGGCGCATGAGTTCAATATCTCCCTCTCTCAATGGTTCTACCCTGACGAGAAACTGCTTGTCGCCACGCATAATGTAGGCAAATTCTGCCGGCTTGCTCGGGTTTTGTTCGGTCACAACACGCACCACAGAATGATTACCAAGTTGACGACCGTTAAAGCGCTTCCGATGAGAGTGAGGCGTTTTGCCATACGTATTCTTCTGTCGTCATTGGTCGGTTTGACCGATTGGGTGTGGCTGTGTTGTAGCTGCCTTTCCTCAATTTTACTTATTCTTTGCTCGAAGTACGATTCCGCACCGAAAAGAGTTTTTTTCATCCGTTCAAAAACCTCGTTCTGATTTGCAGGGTTGCTTTTCGCTTCCTGCGTGGCCTTGGCGAACGCGGACGAAATCCATCTCTCCATGTCGCACATTTTCGTGTAGATCATGTTTTCGACCGGGGATGGCTTGCGATCTTCCTGGGGCTCTTCCGGCGCCATTGGCAATCGCTCAAGTTCCGAACGTGCCGTCCGCTTATCATTCTTGTTGGGCAGCGGAATGACGTGTTTTCTGACGCGACCGTTTTGCCACGTCGTGATGATGCGCGCCGCTGGGTCGGCCTCCGTTTGCCGAATGACGCAAATCTCTTTGATTTGCGCGTCACCGATGGCTTGACCAAATCGGATGTGTGTCGTCAGGAAGTCTTGGAGTTTCACGCCTGTCATGGTGTCTTCCGCCTAAATTTTCCCTCGCAAACGTAACGCTCTGTGCGGTGTAACGCAAGGAAATTGTAACGCACGGGCGCACTTTCGTCCCCGTCGCCCGTGCCAAATCGGCTTTGTACAAGGTGTTCTATTGGCTTATGGTCAGGACACAATCTCTGGGATGATGCGCCGTGTCCGGTGGTATGGAGGATTTAGCCAACTATAACCGCCAGCAAATGGAGCGGAATTCCCGCAATTACCAAGAGCCGCGCATGGGCTTGGTCACGGCGTGGGACGGCAACGCCATCGCGGCCAAGGTCAAGATACAGCCTGAAGATTTTGAGAGTGGATGGCTTCCGGTCGGCGTCGATTGGATGGGCAACGGCTGGGGCTTTATCGCGCCGCTGGCCGAAGGCGATCAGGTGTTGGTCGTTTTCCAAGAGGGGGACCGCGATTCCGGCATTATCGTGAAGCGGATTTTCGACCAACGCAACCCGCCGCCCGGCGCGGCCGCGGGTGCAGAGTCCGGAGAACTTTGGCTGGTCCACAAATCCGGGTCCATGCTGAAACTCACCAACGACACCAATGTCACCATCATCAGCGCTGGCGACCTCGACGTAACGGTTAGCGGTGCCGTGAATTTGACCGTTACCGGAGACGTTTCCGTTGCGGCTCAAGGTGATGTAAACGTGACGGCGCAGGGCGATGCGAATGTAACGGCGCAAGGCAATGCTGCGATCACGGGCGCGACGGTTCTGCTCGGTGGTGGCGGCAAGAAGGTGGTGCTTGACGGCGATTCTGTGGTTGCCGGTAAGGTGGTGGCGAGTTCAACCAAGGTAAAGGCGACGTGATGCCAGACCTCGACGCAACTTGGAGCCAAGACCTTTCCACCACGCCCAGCGGTGACCTTGCGCTGGTCGATGACATCGCCTTGACCGAGCAACGCATCATCCGCCGCTTGCTCACCAACCCCGGCGATTATTTGTGGCACCCGGAATACGGCGCCGGACTTCCCCGTTACATCGGGCAGGCCGTGCCGCCAAGCACAATCGAAATGGCGGTTATGGCCCAAATTCTCCAGGAACAGACCGTGGCGCGCAGCCCGGCACCGAAGGTCACGGCCAGAATAGCGCCGGATCAGATCAGCTTGACCATCAATTACTGGTCCGCCACGTCCGGGGCGCCACAACTGCTTGAATTTGATGTCAGCTAATGTGGATTTGTTGTAGGCTCGCGCCCAGAGGTTCGTAACGCAATGCCAGCGCCCAACACATACAGCTTTTCGCAACTGGTTGGCCAATGGACCGCTGCGGCCCAGGCCAAGGCGTCGGCGCTGCTTGACTTCACGGTGGGCTCAACTCTCCTCGCATTGGCGGAAGCCTGTGCCGGCGTGGCGCTGTGGCTCCAAGCCCTTGTTCTGAACCTCCTTGCCGTGACCCGCGCCGCGACCAGCCAAGGCACCGACCTCGATTCCTGGATGGCCGATTTTGGCCTGACCCGCCTCCCCGCGGTAAAGTCCGTGGGCGCCCTCACCGCGGCTCGGCTCAATTCCAGCACACGCGCCGTGGTTCCAATCGGATTTCAGGCCGGAACCACGGACGGCACCCAGACCGTAACCGTGACGCTGGACACGAGCAACCCGCACTATTCGGCCCCGGATAACGGCTATGTCCTGCCGATCAGCACGGCTTCGATCAGCGTGCCGGCGCAGAACACGACAGGCGGTGCGGTCGGAAACGTCCAGGCTAACACCGTTACGGTGATGCTGTCCTCGATTTCTGGCGTGGACACCATCAATAATCCGGCTGCGTTTACCGGTGGTCTCGACGCTGAAAGCGCTCCGGCGTTCCGCGTCCGGTTTGTGCTCTACCTGCAAAGCCTGAACACGGCCAACGTCGCCGCGGTCGAATATGCTATTACATCGGTTCAGCAAGAAATCCGATATGTGATTGTGGAAGACCTAACCTATCCGGCTTTGGTGGCCCGCGCCAATTACTTCTTCGTCGTGATTGATGACGGCAGCGGACATCCATCGCAAGGCTTGATCGATGCCGTGACCGCGGCGATTACGATCATTCGCGGCTGTGGCGTGCAGTTTGGCGTGTTTGGCCCTACCGTGGTCACGGCAAATCTCGCCATGACGATCAAGGTCGCTTCGGGCTATGATGCCACGACGGTGCAGACCAATGTTGAGACGGCGCTATCCTCCTATACCCAGGCGCTGCAACTTGGTTCTACCCAACTTGCCATTACCCGCCTGATTTCGGCCGCGAACGCGGTAGCCGGATGCGAATACGTGGTGGACAACACGACCACGATTAACGGCGTCAATTCCGATCTTGCTCTAACCACGTTCAACCGGGTGCTGCCCGGAACCATTACGGTGACGCCAACATGAGCACGGGCGACACCAATGACATCCTGGCACGGCTCCAAACCCTGATACCGCAGGCTTGGTTTGAAAGCGCGCCGCCGATCTTGCAAGGCGTGCTCACCGGTAGCGCCGCGATCGACGCCAATATCTACGCGCTGGTCGCTTATGCCAAGCTACAGACCCGCATTAGAACCGCAACAGGCGGCTGGCTGGATCTGATCGCGCTCGATTTCTACGGCAACGCACTGCCGCGCCAGACTGGCGAAAGCGATACGAACTACCGCACCCGCATCTTGGCCGGGCTGTTCTCGAAAGCCAACACCCGCGCCGTGATTTCGGCAGCGCTTGCCGATCTTCTCGGTTCTGTCCCGGTCATCATAGAATCGTGGTCCTTACTGGATACGGGTATGTGGGACGGCACCACGGGACAAGTATTTAGCTTCTGGGGTGTGAACCGACCATCCAACCCGTTCGTCTGGACAAATCCCGGAAGCTTTTTCGTTAAGATCACGCTACCGACCGGATCGCCCTACACAAACGAGCAACTGGCAGAACTCGCGACTTCGATTGTGGCGCGGCTCAAGGTGTGTGGTATCACCGCCTTTATGCAGGTAATATCCGGCACGGAAATAGGCGGTCCATTTAGCTGGGACGTGACATCGCAACACTGGGATAGCACTTTGACTTGGGACGCGCACTGATGACCGACAGGCCCATAGTTTACACTGGCGAACAGGCCCGCGACTACGATTTCCTCAGCTTGGCGCGCGACACGCTGATCGGGCTTGGCCTGATGACCAACGACTTTTTGGGCACGGGCGCAACCGTTGTGTTTGGCCTCGCCGCGACGCCGGACGCGCCGGCCGATCTCAAAGTGAACATCGCGGCCGGCCGCATCTACAAGGTGACCCAGGTTGACGCTACGCAATACGGCGTATTGGGCCAAGATACCGACCTGATCGATCAACAAGGCATCGCAGCGGCGCAGCAATTGACGCTGACCACGGCGGGGCTTTCGTCTGGCCAGTCGCAATGGGTTCTGATCCAGGCCACATTCACGCAATCCGACAACGTGCCCAGCGACGATCCCGAAGGCGGCATCCTCAATTTCTGGAACGTTGACAACGCGAACGTGCCGCTGCTCGGGCCGGGTGGAACCGGAACGGCACTCCCGACACGGCGCAGCGCAGTTTGTACGCTTCAAGCCGTCTACGGCGTTGCCGCCACGACCGGCGCCGAGGTGCCGCCGTCGCCGACCTCCGGCTATGTCCCGCTCTACCTGATCGATCTTGCCTACGGCCAGACCCAAATCACGGCACCGGAAATTGTTGTCGCTGGACCCTCTGTCGGCACCAATGTGCCGTCGAACTATCCCGCCGCGCCGTTCCTGGCCGGGCTCTTGGCATCGCATCATGGCGGCGTGCCGGGGCAGGCTCCACAGATCAATCTCGCGTCTGAGGTGCAAGGATTACTTCCGTTCTCGTATTTGCCGTTGCTTTCTGCGATGCCTTCTGGTCAAGGCATTTTGCCGTTCGTAAATCTTCCGAGCATCAGTTCTTACCTCGATTATGCTGGGAATACCGCTGGCGATATTCCATATCGCGCATCTGGTGGCTGGACCGTTCTGGCGCCTGCGGCGGATGGAACTGTACTGCAGCTCAGCGGCGGCGTTCCGATATGGGGCAGTAGCGCTCCAAACGCAAACAAGCTGACTACGGCAAGAACCATTGGCATCTCTGGCGACCTGACATGGTCTGTCAGTTTCGACGGTTCAGGAAATGTCAGCGCCACAGGCACGTTGGCCACCGTCAACTCATCGCCTGGCGCCACTGGTGACGCCACTCACGTCTCTGCTGTTACCACAAACGCCAAAGGGCTGGTGACCAGCAACACATCCGTTGCCATCCAGTCTGGCACCGTTTCTCAGCTTGGTCTCGTTCAACTCGTAAGCACTTCGGTTGATACCACTCTTGCCGACGCCACGAAGGCGTTAACCGCGGCCGCCCTCGGGACGCTAATGCCGAGGACGGCAAACAGCATTGTTCTTCCCGGTAACATAAAATTTCAGTTCGGGTTGAAACCCGTTACGGTGGCTGGTGAAGCGTTTGGTTCTGATACTGTCACACTGCCTAGTTCTTTCGCGACTTCTACATATTTTGTTTCTGCCACGACGGACACCAACGCCGGAGGGAATCCAGCAAATTCAGGTGGCAACTACACCGCAATCGTTTACGGAAAATCCGCGAGTGGATTTTCGATCAGAATCGATAACGAAAGCGGTGCCAGCGAGAGCCGAACTATCTTCGTGAACTGGATTGCAATCGGGATTGGGCCGTAACCGCCATGGCAAGCACAATCGACCGCAACGTCCCCGCTAACAACGCAGCCGTGCTTTCGCCTGCGGTGCGAAACAATTTTGGCGCCGCTGCAAACGATATTGAGGCGCTGCAGAAAGGCACGCCGACCGGAAACGCGCCGTCGTCTCCGCTTACTGCGCCAGCGACTTTGACCGCCAATGACTTCGAAATCCCCTGCAACACGGCGTCGGCCGGATTTCGGCTGACCATACCGCTCAACCTCGGCACCGCGACAAAGCCGAAGTGGTTTTTCATCTTCAAGACTAGCACGGACAAAACAAATTCGGTCAGCATTTCGACGGATGGCGCGACCGATCTTCTGTTTTTGACAAGCCCCGTGTTTACCGCAACCGGCGAGTATCGCGGCGGCGGCCTTTGGGTTCGTGTCGATGGGACGCGGCTGTCCGCGTTTGGTGTGTCATGATCGATTGGGGATTTATCACGGAATTGGAAGGCCGCAGCCTCACCGGATACTGGCCGAAAGGATTCCAGGCGTCCGGCGTTACCGTGGCGGGCGGTGTTGACCTTGCCTATCTGTCGCCCGCGGAACTGGCCGCGCTGCCGCCCGATCTTCAAGCCAAGCTCAAGCCCTACCTTGGCGTCCGCGGCGACCGTGCCCAGCACTTGCTCAGCGGCCAGCCTTTGGTCCTGACCGCGGCCGAAGCCGACGCGCTGGAGGGTCCAAAGCGCAAGAGCATCATCACCTCCTTAATTCTTCACTATTTCCAAGCCACAGGAACGCCGTTCAACAACCTTCCCGACGCGGCCCAAACCGTTTTGGCATCCGTGGCCTGGCAGTACGGCAGGCCGGAAGTGCGCTGCCCGGCCTTTTGGAAAGCGGCTTGCGCCCAAGACTGGCACGCCGTAATCCTTCAGCTATGTGATTTTGGTGATGCGTTTCACACGCGGCGCTGCCGTGAGGCCGACTATCTCGAAACCAACATTGTAACGCAAGAGGTAACGAAATGAGTATCATTCAAAACTTGACCGCAGAAAAGCAGAAGATCGTCGCCGACGCGCTGAAAATCTACACCACGGCCGATGATGACGTGAAGGCTGCGATTGCCAAAGGCACATCGTGGGCGGCGCGGAACATGTGGTACGTGGTGCTTGGCACTGCGGTGGTTTTCTTCGTGATTGGGCTAATTGCCTGAGGTAAGCCATGAGTGAAGGCGGTATCGGCAGTATCGTGTCTAAAGCCCAAGAGTTTGTGACCGCTCTGGCGAGCGCGCCACAGCCGGAAGAAACGCGGTTTGTCCGCAACGCGCGACCGTTTGCGATCTATTTGGGTATGGTTGCGCTAACCGCAATGGGAATTTTGGCCGTCTACCTCAAGGATATTGGATCGTCGCTTGCCGTAGTTGCTGCTATCGGTGGTGTTTTACAGCAATTTGGTGCCCAGCGCAGCGCTGATGCAAGGGCAAAAATTGCAGCCGCAACCGAGGACAAGAAGACGATCACGGGCGCTGCGACGGCTGACAAGCAGATAGCCGCAGGAGGGCAACCGTAATGTGGGCAACCATAGCCTCGTGGGCAGCAAACAAGCTCCTAGTAGCCGTCGTGGCTGTTCTGGCGCTCTGTGGCGTCATCTTCACGCCCGTTGCCATCTATCAGGCATTCGAAATCAACGGATATCAGATCCTTTGGTGGGGCGCGCCTGGCCTCAAGGCCAAGCTGAAGACGGCGACGGACAGTCTTGGACAGTGTCACGGAAACGTCAGCGGCCTCGAAACCGCAGTGGCGAACCAAAACACCAAAATCCTCGCCCTCGGCAAGCAGGGCGATGCGCTACGGGCATCCCTGGTCGCCGCCATAGCCAAGAACCAGACCGAAAGAGAGGCGCTACTGGCCCGCTTGGCGGTTCTGGCGGCGGCCAAACCAGCCGGCAAGACTGAGTGCGAGCGGGCCGTATCCGCCCGTGCGCAGATCATAGAGGACCGCAGTCGATGAAACGATACCTCGCCATGTCCGCGCTTGCCGTATTGCTTTCCGCGTGCGCCGATAAGCCATCCGAGCCCGTCGTCAACACCGTGACGGCCGACGTTCCGACGCCAGTATCTTGCGTCCCTGACACCGTGACCTCGGCGCCGAACTACCCCGACACGCTGGACGCGCTCAAATCCGCGGCCGAACTGGCAGACTTCGAAAAGCTATTGGACTCCGGGGCGCGGTTGCGCGCTAAGCGGCTTGACCTTCTCGAAACCGTCGTCGCCAAGTGTCGCGATGTCAAACCTACCGCAGTGGCGAAATGACCGAATCCGAAAACTCAAATCTTCGTCGCATCGAAAGCAGCCTGCGTGAGGTTCTATCGGGCAATGGCGCGATCCTTGCCGAGATGCAAGGGTTCCGCCGAGAGATTGACGAAGAAAAGACCATCCGCAAAGATCACTCGGAACACAACCGGGCGGATTTTCAGAGAATCCTGGATCTATTCGATGCCGAGCGCAACGCGAATGATAAGCGGTTCGATGACCAGACAAAAGACCGTCAGATGCATCTTGGCGAGCAAGACGTGAAGATAGACGCGATCAAGGCCAATGTTTCGAAATTGAGCGGCGATATTTCCACGGCGAAAGGCGCGGGATGGGCCGTTGTTGGATTACTCGGCTCCGGTTTCTTGTTTGTTGTGGGGACCATCGTTGAATATCTGCGTGGCGCCATTCACATAAAATTTGGCGGATAGCCCCTGCGGCTGTCACCGTGTCGGCCCTTTGCGTCTCAGCCATTGCTCTTGTCCTCCAGCGCCGGAACGAGACCGGATTGCATGAGGTGTTCGACCACGGGGCGGCCGTCGCTCGCCAGCATGTAAGGTAAAAACACCGCGTTGAACGACAGCATCCCGGTTTCGACGGCGGTAATCTGGCCTTTGACCCAATCGCGAAGGATTGAGTTCACGGCGATCAGCCCTTGCGCAAGGGCTTTGCGTTCGTCCTCGCGCACTTTCTGCGGGCCGCGATGGTTTTTGTACTTCTGCGCTTTGAGGTACATCGCGGCCCAGCCCTGCGCCGACGCCCGCAATTGGACCGGCCGGCCGTGGTGTTTGAACGCCAGGATCACGGCGCCATTTTCAAAGTCATCCATGAAGCCAACGGATTCACACCCGAAGACCCGCAGCATCTTCACGACTTCGTCGCGGGCCTTGGCGCCGCTTGTGGCGGTGGCGTAGGGGATGCTCATGGTCAATCCTTGCCAGCGAGCTGGCACGCGAGGTCAAGAACGGCTTTGCGCTGGCCTGTTGAGATGACACTGAATGCCACCAGAAGGTTTAGCGCGCCCGGTTCGTTGAGTGCTTTAAGGGCATCCATAGCGACGGGCTTGCCGGACTGATCGTTGTCGAGGTCACTGATAAGCGACGACACTGAGCATTGCAGCGTGGCCGCAATCTGAACGAGCCGTGAAAAGCTCACGCGGTTCGCGCCATGCTCGTATTTTTGCACCTGTTGAAACGTGATGTCACCGCAGAGTTTTCCGAGGTCTTCTTGCGACAGACCAAGTTCCTTGCGGCGCAACCTGATCCGCGCGCCCAGCGCAACATCAAGCGGGTGTGGACCATTTTCCTTCGCGGTGATACGTGTTCTTGCAGCCATCGAATTGCCCTCCTGTGGCAAATCTTGGTTAGGGGCGGCCAGCGTTTCCGGCGCTGGCCTACCCCGTATATTCTACCAAATCGCGAGCGCGTCAAGTGTGCTATTTGGATTTCCGAAACGGCCGCGACCCCTTCGGTGGCCACTTCCGGGCCTGGATTTTGGCTTTGCTGTTGGGAAATTTGCAGATGCGGGCAGTTCCGGCGCGCTTTTTGTCCCGGTGGCGCTCTTTTTTGATGGCGCCGATGTCTGATCCCGCGACAGTGGCACCGGTCCCGTGCGTCCGGCGGTGGTGCTCGGCATCGCAGATTGCGTCCAGATGCTCTACGGAGTGCTGCGGCGGGGTGTAATCCGAGCCGTCCGGAAGCACGTCACGAAGGCGCAAAGGAGGCCGGTGGTCGTATTTGGTTCCAGAGTGTGGATTTACTGAAACCCACATCCCACACCCACATTTGCAGAAATTGCCCTGCCGGGCGCAGACCGCGCGTTTCACGGCAACGGGGATTGCGCGTCGGCGCGGCCGATCAGTCATACCCGATCCTCGCAAAGCGACCCGCGCTCAGGTTCCAACCGGCCGCCGCACGCCGGGCAGCCGTCATCGCTCGTTTCCTTCGGCGCCGCGAACAGGTCAGACCGTGGCTTTGTCGCGCGGCCGCGCTCATAGTCCAGGCTGGCCGCGTGCCATTTCCGGCCACAGGATGCGTTCTGGCAGCGGAAAAAATCCGAACTCATTGCGCTGCCTTCTGGGTTCGGACCTTCAGCCAGTGCTTCGCGTTGGCCTTGATATCGCGGTCCATGTCGCTCTTGTCCACGATCCACGATAGGTAATCGAGCGGGACATCATCCCACTTGGCGCCCTTGTGCTTGCCGAAATTCACGCGCGGGAGCAGCGCCGGGCCGTTCGACCATCGAACCATGTCATCGATCGAGACTTTCCCCGATTCCAGTTCCATAACCAGAAGGTGCGCCGTAACATAGGCGTCGGGGCCGGCGCGGTGCGGCGGCATGGCGAGCGTTTCGTCATCAATCTGTAACGGGAGGAAGTAACGCAGGAATTGGTTGCTGTGGTGGCTGGCGTCGGGCCAAAGGCGTAACGCGACCTTGAAAGTGCAGATCCATTTCACGTCGTTCGTGATGAACTTGCGCTCAAAATCGGCGTTGTGGGCTGCGAAGTAATTTGCGCCGCCGCCCATCACATTGGCCAGAACATCGGCGGCCGTGGGCATCGCGGCAACTTCCGCGTCTCGGATATGGTGGACCGCCATGGCTTCCGGCGGGATCGGGCGCCCTGGGTTGCAGAGTTGCGATCCCCACCGGCCCGGTTCAATCCAAGCCCGCACCGCACCCGGAACCGGGTCATCCAGTTTGACCGCAATATCACACCAGCCGATTTCGACAATTTCGGCGCCGCCCTCGGCTTCCGGCATTCCCGTCGTTTCACAATCGATCGAGCGTATCCTGATCATTTCACCCGCACCCCTTTGACCATGTCCGCCAGTTCACACCCGACCGCGCCAGCAATCCGCGCCAGTTCAAACAGCGGCACCGGCCGCTCCCCGCGTTCGTAACGCGAGATTTCCGAAAAGTCCCTGCCGGCGCATTTGGCCAGCGCTTCAAGGGTAAGGCCAGCGCTGATGCGCCGCGCCCTGATTCTGGCGCCGATCTCGGTGTAGAATTTGGCTTGCTTGGTCACGACTTCACCTCGAATGCCTGCAATGGCGTCCCCGTTTTGATGTAGAGTGGGTGTTTCGGCGCGGCGGCTTCTTGGGGTGCATTGGGCAATCTGCCTAAAAAGGGATTTCTCCGTCGTCCATAACGTCGTCACCCGTCTTGTGCCAATCGACATCCCGCTTGATGGCAAAGCCTTCGCTGCCGAGAACGAAGAACGCGACGGCCGGGTTCATACGAGCAAGGCGAGCCGCTTCTGTTCGCGCCGCCTCGAATGAATCGTGCCGGTATGTTGTGATGTTGCTGTTGTTGGCGAGAACCATCCAGAATTTGTTCATGTTAACCTCCGTTCGAAGCGGTGAAGTCGCCGCACCAATCGCCTGCGTTTGTATCCGGCCAATTGAGATTTGGCATGTATGTGATGGGATGCTGATTATCCAAAGGCCATGAAGCCCACTGCGGGGGATGACGGCGACACTGGCCTTGATACCACCATTTGCATTTACCGCACGCTATGCCGTCTGGGCTCCATGTTTCAGCCATTTTTAACCTCTTTCGGGTCAGACCATTTTACGTCATGTTCTGCGCCAAATGCACCGATCAATTCAAGCAAATCCGACAACTCAGACTTTGTCATCTTCGACGTGCTCATGCCGACCGGAACGAATGAGCCGGTGTCGATTCCGGGAACAACGCGCGTCTTGCGGAGCGATGCGGTAAAGATCGTTTTCCAGTCATCTGACGACAGTTTCGTGCCGTACCAGACCACCTGCTCGGAAACGTCGTTCAGCATCGCCCACAACTTCGCGTTTTGGTCGAGGCTTCGCGTTGGTTCCTTAATCTCGACGCGGTAACCGTCCGGCGCTAACCGGATCGCGGCGCATGCCCGCTCGCGGATTTCTGGCGATCTGAGGTATAATATTTGCCGCATATCAAATGAAGCCTTTGTCCTTTGCCAGCCACTCAGGCATCGCGAATGTGCCGTCGCCGTTGTCTTCAACCTGAGACTTCGGAACCCATTCCGTCTTGGCGCCGTCAAACAGGCGATATGCCTTGTCGGTCTCGCCCTTCACTTCTGCGGAAATGTCGATCAGGTCGGACTTGCGACATTCGTTATCTCGGCTCATGGCTTCAGCTTTCATCATCGTCATCTTCTGGGTCTTCGTCATGATCCAAAACGCTCTGGGTCATTCCAATGGCGATTACGGTGCTGGCCGTGATAATGCCATACGGGTGAGGTGGTGTAGGAACGGGACGGGCGTCGAATGCTGCCTGCCGTTCCTTGTCCACGTCTGCAAAATCGCGCCGCCACAGCCAATATGCGCCCGGCATGGAACATGTTTCATTCCATCCGAACCGCTTCAAATAGGCTCTCTGAGCCTCCACAACGTCGTCTTCTGCATCGCAGATGGCTGCATGGGTTCCAAGTTTTCGCATCTTACCGCTTCGCCTTCCTGCTGAACACCTTTTGCCGGGCGTAAAAGGCCGCCTTCCAGATAGACCTGAGGTCTTCACGCCCGGCTTGGTCGCATTCCATCGAAACCTGATCGTCAAGCGCGTTCAGCGGATCAAGGTCAAGCATCTCGGATTCCTTGATCTGATCGCGAACCCAATCGGCGAGCTGGTCAACCGTATTGATGTCAACGGGTTTCGGTGGCTCCGGCGCCTTCGGTGGCGAAGGAGGTGACGGCGGCGATGGTGGAGAAGCGGGGGCTTGCGGGGGGACGCTTTCCGCTTCTTCCTGGGGCTCATCGCCGCCGCCGTTCAGTTCCCGAAGCGCGACGCGATCAAGTTGCGCGTCTACATCTTCGGGGATAGGGTCGATTGTGTTGAGGGCGTGGCCCGGATTGTTTGTGATAGCCTTGGGCGCCGGTGGTGGACTTGGCGGTGATGCCAGCGCAGCGGGTTCGGCAACGCGCTCACGGCCAAAGTTGAACATCTCGTCATCGCGTGTCACGATGCGGTCCAGGCCGTCGCTTACTGGGACGGTTTTGATACCCCTGCGCAGAACCGTCTTGCGCCACGCCTCCGTGGTGAAAGTCCCCCACATCAGCCCGTCAGGGTCCTTGGATTGGGCGCGGACATCGGCGATTTCAAGGTCGTACATAACCTCACGGTGCAGAATTTCTCCGGTGCCTTCCCGCTTGAAAATGGCATAGGCGCCGATCATAGCACCGCGCGGCGCGTTCAGCTTCTTGGGCGGCCGGTGCGTGATATGGGGGTTGTCGCCTTCCTCCCGGTCCCATTCGTCATTTTCGTAGACGACTTGGGTGTTGATGATAAGGTGGTCGAGTTCGCGGGCGCGCTTGCGAATGCCGTGCGTCATCGGAATATATTGCGCGGTCGGCACCCACTGGTCTTTCTGACCAAACTTGCCTTTGACCTTCGTCTTGTAGACGTTGATCACGGCTTCTTTGCCGTCCGGGATAAGACCGTCTTGGGCAGACTTGGTGATGGCGGAAAACAGGGACCGCGGCGATGCGTTGAGGACTTCCGGCTTTTGCCGGACGGCGGCCAGAACCGAATTCATAAACCGCTGACGACTGACATCGCTGGGCAGCATCGACATGATGGCCGTCTCGCGCGATTTCAGTTCAGATTCGAACGCCTCCCACGTCGCCAGCGCGCGGCTCTGGCGCGGCTGATCGGCTGGCGGGGGTGACGGCGGGCCGGCCTGTTCGGTGGTTCCGGTGTCGCTCATTTGCGTGATCCAATGTTGTGTTGTTCGTCAAATGGGCGTTGGTCGCCAGTCAAGAGGCCGATCATCACGGCAGGAATTCGTTTTTTCTTCGAATTCTTGGGCAATCCTTCGGTGTCTACGTATTCGCCAAACCCCTTTTTCCGAGGGTATGGGTTTGGGCGACGAACAACCAGCGTCAACCGACAGGCGCCCAGCACCTCGTAATAGCCGTCTTCTGAGGCCATATTCACGACAATAGCCTCCGGTGGAAGTTGCTGTAGGCGGGTAATCAAATCTGCAACGGTAAACATGACAATCCCTCTATCGAACGTCCATTTCTTCCGTCACCGTGACGCCGGGTACGGTTGACCCGGCCTCGCAGAACCGTTTCGCAGCCTTGGCGATGGCTTCGACCACGCCCGCATCGTTACGGACGAAGGCATAGGCGGCGTCTTGGTCCGTTACCGAATAAACCTTGATCATCTTCTTGGTCGCGGCGCGTCCATAACCTCCGCGTATTGTCGCGCTAGGCGCGGGCTGAGGTGGCGCGGGCGGCGGTGGCGGGGGAGGAGGCGGCACAGGCTTGCCAGCCTCAATCGCGGCCAGACGGGCTTGCTCTGCCTTCCTGGCGGCTTCCAGCGCCAGCCGCTCGGTCTCGCGCTGCTTGGCCAGCTTGCGGTTTTCGTGGTCGCGGATCGCGACGCGGATCGCGTCGGCGGCGGCTTTCGCGGTATCGCGGAGCGGGAACCAGCGCTTGTCAACGGCGCGGCCAGCCTCAAGGTGAGGCGCCTTTTCCTTGTCGTGCTGCTTATCAGCTGTACCGGCCAATTCGAGCAGCCGCGACCGGGCGCCTTGTGCCTTCGCCGCCGTTTCGTCGTCGGTGATGGTCTTGTACGCTGTCGCGTTTTTCGAAGCGGATTCGATTTGCTCGCGAAGCTCTTCGGCTTCGTCTTTCGGCGGATTGTTGGCACCGGGCTCGGTCGAGGCTTCCGGCGCTTCCAAGGATTCCAGGACACCAGCGTCATCGTCGGGCCACTTGCCGGTCTGTTCCCAGGTGCGGTAAAATTCCTCGGTCACGGGATACCGCACAACCCAAGTCCATAAGCTGAGTGCGTCGGTGATGGTTGGCGGGTTGCGGCCGATCATGGCCACAAGTTCGTCGCTTTCTCCGGGGAATATCGCCACCCCCGTGAACGGGCCGCCCTTCGACATGCGTTTGCGCCAAAATCCGCATTCCGGTTCCGTTTCATGGATTGGGCCGACATTACCGGCAAGCGCGTTGCGCCAGAATTCGTAGAGGTCTTTTCCCATTGCGTTCTCCTTGGTGTCTGGATACACGGCTTCAACCTGCCTTGTCAACATGGCAAACTCCATATTTCGGAGGAATGCCAAAAGCGCCACAGGGTCGGGGCCACGGACGGCGAAGGTATCAGGCCGAACCGTGACGGCAACGTGATCATTGAGCGTGACCAACCGGAGCGACAGGCGCGCCTTGTCGGCGTTATCCATCACGGCGGCGCGGCGCTTGGGTTGTTTGATCTCGCCAGCGCGGGCAAGCAGCGTTTCCAGATCGCCATAGGCGTTGATCAGTTCAGCGGCGGTCTTGATACCGATACCCGGTACCCCCGGCACGTTGTCGGTGGAATCGCCCGCTAGCGATTGCACGTCCACCACCTTGGACGGCGGCACGCCGAATTTTTCGATCACTTCGGCCGAGCCGATGGCCTTGTTCTTCATGCCGTCGAAGAGTTGCACCTGGCCATCGACGACAAGCTGCATCAGGTCCTTGTCGGACGACACGACGGTGACGCGGGCACCGGCCTCGCGCGCCAGCCGTGCATAGGTGGCGATAAGGTCATCCGCTTCGAACCCGGCCAATTCGACGCAAGAGACGCCAAAGGCCCGCGTAGCGTCTCGCACCAGCGGAATTTGCGGTCTAAGGTCTTCCGGGACCGGCGGCCGATTGGCCTTGTACGCGGGGTAAATGTCGTTCCGGAACGTGTGTTTTCCGGCGTCGAAGATTACCGCAACGTGCGTGGGCCGGTCGCCGTTTTGCATGTCGGCAAGTAGGCGCCACAGCATGTTGCAGTAGCCGGAAACCGCGCCGGTCGGAAGCCCATCGGACTTTCGGGTCAGCGGCGGCAAGGCATGATAGGCCCGGAACAAATATCCGGACCCATCAATGAGGTAGAGGTGATCGCCGCGGGTCATTCTGGTTCGCGCAGTTCTTCCGGCAGTTCCCGCTTTTCGAACTGGTATGGCAGAACGCCGTTGAGCGGCTTGGTCACGAACTTGTAAAGGTATGAGCCGATGGAATCGGCGTTTTGCAGGTGTTCCCAGGCGTCGATGCCGAAGCCGGAATAGACGTACAGTGCCGGGGTGCGGCGGAACACGATGGATAGTTGCCTAGTTTTGAAGTTGTATTCGACGTAGCGAACCTGAGACGACTTGGCGATCTTTTCGGCAAAGGTCAGGGAGGTGGGTTCAGACATCAGAATGGTTCCTTTGATGGGATTTCGGAATCGATTATTGGTTTGGCTTGCAAACCCACTTCGGATCGATAGGTGATGTCTTGGTGAAGACCTGCGGCTCGCTGTAGCTGACTTCGTTCTTGCCGGTTGTCGGGTTGAGTTGCATCAGCCAAGTGGCGTCTTCCGAGGCCGGTTTGAATGTGGTGTCGGGATCAGCCTGCGACATGAGTTCGTAGCAGTAGTGGCCGGAAATGTCGCGGCAGATATCCACGGCCTTTTGGGGGTTGGTCATCTGCGTGGCGCCGGGGACAGGGTAACCGAACGTGTGTTCATCGCCGCCGAGAGGGACGTAGCAATTGTGCATCTGAGAGAAGTGGTAGGAGTAGGTCGGGATTTGCTGGTCCTGGGCTTCATAGGCCGCCTTCAGGGTCCGGCGAGTAGCGAAGTGAGTGATGGTAGGCAACGGAACTTGAGCGACCGCCTGGGCCGTGATGTCTTCCTGCTCATGTTGGTCTTGAACGTCGGCAGTGTTTGTGGGTGCCTTATCGCAAGCGGCGAGAGTGATGCTGCCCAGGGCGAAGATTGCAAAGATTGCAGTGCGGTTCATGGCTGGTTCTTTCTGGTTTATGGTTCAGTTGTAGGCCGCGGCGCGCACGTCGGCCGGTACTGGAAAGTCTGGCGGAAGGTGATTGATTTTGTCGCGAAGAGCAGCCTGTGAGGAGGCTTTGGCGGCAGGATCGGAAGCGCGGTTAATCTGGTCGCGCATGTCGCGAAGGTCGGACAGATTGCCGTTGATGTAGCTTGGCGTCTGTTGATAGACGTTCCGCTCAACGGTTTTGAACTTCGGTGCCCAAAACGCATAGGTGCCGTAATTGATGGCTATGCCGGTCCATGTCACGGCGACGAAGCAGAGAAGGGCAAGAATACCAATTCCAAACGCTTTCATGTTGGTTTCCTTCTACCGATGGGTTGCGGATTGTTAGTTTTGTTCGATGGTTTGCGGCGCCGTCTGTTCGTAAACCGCGCTCGCAACGCAGAGCACGACGACAGATAGCGCCATGAGTAGGATGGACAGGTACATGCTGAGGCGGTGGCAGCGGTGTGCGCGGGTCAAAGCACAAACCTCCAGAGGAAGCAGGCCGCTGCGATGAACACGACCAATCCGACCGCCGCCGCGACAGTCTTCCGAAGTGGCTCGGTCGGGCAGATCGGTTCGCACTGTGATATTTCGCAGTGGTAGTTGTTTTTTATGGGAACAACATCGCTGTTGATGCGATCTTCTTCCGCCATCTGCTCGCAAATGGCGATTCCGGCGGCG